ACCAAGTAATCTCTACCGTATAAATCGGTAAACTCACCCTGTGCAAACAGGGCGTAATCTCCTGACGGTATGGGTATCGCTAAACTCACGAGTTCTGATTTAAACGGTTTTCATATTTCTTTAACACTCCCCAAAGTTCCTGCCCTTTTATTCTGAACTCCACTTCACCCGTGCCACCTCCCAACATCCCCTGCAACTTGTCGAGCGGTGCTATGATTTCCGGGTTAGTGCTGGCGTTGGCATATTCGCCCATAAGTCCCAGAGTCGGCCCGAATGCCACGGCTCCATCGGCATAGGCCGGTATCTGCGAACGCATAATGCCGGCAAACGCTCCTACCCCAGCTAATGCTGCCAAGCTTGCAGGGAATGGTAACGTAGTTGCTATTTGCCTCATAAGTTGTGCTATTGATTGAGCGATAGCTTGTGCTACCAATGCGCCTGTTGCCTGCCCCCCCTTTGCTGCCATTTGTCCGAACGCCTCACCGATAGAATATGCTGAATCCTCGGCAATCATTTTAAGGCTTTGCATTATATCAGCGTGTTTCTCTGATGCCAGCCTTGCCTTTTCGTGAGCCTTTGCCTCTTCTTCTAACGCCCTGTTATAAATATTTTGTTGAAGTGTCGCCTGTTGATATATCTCTGTTGGTATAGCTGTTGGTGATAATGCTTGCACCCTTTGCGGTGCGCCCATTCCTTCAGTAACCTGTGATTGTTTCCTGGCTGCTGCTATACCTCTTGCCGCCTGCTCCCAGGCATCAATCATGGCCTGTATGTTATTCATTTCTGTCAGCCAGTAAGCCGCCTGATCTTCCGTTCTTGCACTTACGTATTTTTCTTCTGCCTTGGCGAGGTCATCACGTAACTTTTTCAACCCCTCCAACTTCTCAACCGCATCTTCAATTGGTTCGGGGTCAATAATTACCGCATCTTCTGTTTCGCTTTTAAGTTCTTTTATTTGTTGTAAAAGCAAATCACGTTGAGCCCCTAATTCATTCTGTTTATCAACAATAAGCTCTATGGCTGCCAATTCTGATTCTGTGGCCTCTGAACCTCTACGTGCAAGTACTGCCCGGCTGGATTCTAATTCATTTATTTGCCTGTTTATCTCATCCCGCTTGTTTTGTAATTTTGTCAATTCATCATACTGTTCTCTGTATGCTTCAGTAACCGGGTCAAGGAATGTGCTTGCCGCTCCCTTCATTCCAATAATTCGGTAAAATCCACCGAATAAAAGGCGCACCAATTTCTCTAATCCTCCTATCGTAGTCGGCTGGATCAGTTTGCTTATGCCGTCAAACATCTTTGAAAGGTACGGGATGACAAACATACCTATATTCATCCCCACCTGCTTTAACTGCCTTTGCAGCGTTTCCATTTCGATACGGAAATTATTTGCTGCTTCCAGGGCCTCCTTGTCAAGTACCAGCCCTAACTCGTGCGCCTGCTTTCTGGCCTTCTCTATGCCATCGGCTCCCAATGCCAGCACCGGGGCCAAATCTTTCCACGCCCCCGTGAATAACATCGCCCCCAGCACGTTGCGCTCGGTAATGTTTTCCATCTCTGCTAACTTGGTAATAGCCTCCTCGGTGATGTCGGCCCCGTTCCTTAACTCCCCGCTCGCAGTCCTTGCATTTATGCCCAGCTGCTTCAAGGCAAGATTAAGGGGGCTGCTTTCCGTTTGCCCCCTTGCCATCCTTTGTGTCAGCCCCTGTACCGCATTAGCCAGCGTCTCGGAATTTACCCCGGCCACCCGTGCCACCTGCTCATATTCCTGCAGCCTGTCTGTAGATATTCCCGTTATCTGCTCCAAGTCCAGTAGCCTGTCGGCCATATTGCCTAACTCGACAACGGTGTTCTTTATGCCTCGCAGCAACTCCCGTGCTGCAAAGGCTCCAAGCAACGCAGCACCTGCCTTCTTTACAACGCCAGAAAAGCTGTTCACCTGTTTTTTGCTATCATCCAGGCCAGCCTTTAAGGGCTTGTTGTCAGCCGTTATCTTAACTTTTAATTCTTTTGCTGCCATTGTTTGTCGAGGTCTTGCATCATTTCTTTTGTCATCGGGGCTGCTGTCTTGCCTTTTCTCTTGCCATCGCCAGGCAAGCTGAAAACATCATGTGGCCTTAACTTCTTTTTGCTATGCGGTGCTAATGCGCTCCACACCACCATACGCAGATCTTCTAACTCCTGCATCCTGCCACGCTGCCGGCCAAGCACCCTGCACCAGAACTCCCCGAACTCCATCCGCTCAAACTGCTCCCGTGTCAGGCCCATATCACCAACGGCAATATCATAGAGTTCGGGCCACGTCAATTTTTTTTTTCATCCTCTTTGCCTTCATCGGCCCACTCTAACATCGTCTTTCCTAACAGACGGCTGTTGGCGATGGCTATCTTTAACTGGTCTAACTCATCCACGCTCAAACGTTTGAACAACTTATATATGTCATCCAAGGTATAACGCTCACGCTTCGCCCTGTACCTGCAGTTAGAAACGTATGCCGCATATATCAGAGTTACCAGCAATAGCTTCTCATCGAGTTCTCCAATCTGGTGCAACTCTATCTTGTTTACCTCACACATCAGTATCCAGGCGTAGTTGTCGAACCGAAATTCAATCCTACGCCCGAATACCGATAGCGGGTTCTTTACGGATACGATCATTAGCTGCTGGCTCCTGCGACAACTTTAGGTTCCAGTTCACCGTTGCCGATAAACGTCAGGCTCCACCCCACGAATCCATCAGCAGGTGCTGTGATCGAACTGGTGTCGATGGAAACATCACCTTCGTAATATGTGCTTCCAGCATCCGTAAGGCTCATCTTGATTTTCATTCCGAGACCTGAGATCTGGTATGCGATCAGGTCGTCAATCGTAACATCCTGATCTGGGTCGTGAAGTCCATCGACATCTACGGTCCAGCTTTTTCGGCCATCGGTCAGGTGTTCTGCCCATCCTCCGCTGCACTTGGTTACTGCCTCTGGATGCTCCGTGGCGATGTTCAACGTATGCGAAGTCGAGGCGCACACTGAAGTCCACACGCCAGGTGTAAGTTCTACGTACAATAATAGGTTCTTTCCGGGAATTGCTGCCATTTTCTTTTAATTTAATTGTGATACAAAGTTGCTTAAAATGATGACCTTGCGAATCACACGCCCGGTCGTATAAAGTTCTGCCTGCGGGTCGCTGGCCTCCACCTGGAAGGTTGCAATCCTGAAGTTTGCCGTGTCGCCCAATGCCTCTATCAGCGGCATCATCTCGTTGGCGATGTCCTCGGCTGCCTTGTCGCCACCGTAGTCGCCATCCGTTAATACCACGATGTCGAACGTGGTCGTTACATCCCAGTTCCGTGTATCGCACTTGGTAAGCTGTATCTGCATCGCCCGTGTCGTGATGACTACGAATGGAGGCCGCACGGTCTGCTGTGGCATATTATATGCCGGGACTGAAAGGCCTGCGAGCCTTGTCAAATAGTGCTGTCGTATCTCTAACGTCGGGTCGATCATCGTTTTGTTTCTCTTTCTAAAAGTTTATCAACGGTACGTACAAATCTGTCGCTATGTGTCTCAAAGGCATTCATTAAAAATCCCCTCTTTGTCGGATGTCCATATTCCATCTTTTGTGCATATTCCACAATGCTCCCAACGATAACATCCATTCCATCTTTGCGGCTTTCCTTCCTTGGGAATATCAGCAACTGATCGTCTGCACCCGGATTTAAACTTACCTCTTTCCGCATATTTCCTCTGTTATCAAAATAAAGGCTGCTCCACAACACGCCATATCTCACAGGCGCACCTCTTTTGGCATCTGCCTGGATGAACATCCCTGCCTCAGTTAGCAGCTTCTTTACGTTGTCCTGTGTCCTTCTGTCCAATTCATCAAAACTACGTGCCACCCGGTCAACGGATTGTTTCGTCAGCGTTATTTGAATTCCCATTATAACAAAGTCATTTGCACCGTTTCAAAAGTTACTGGATCTAAGTCAAATTTTATGCTATTCCTCGCCATTATTTCACAAATTCCTACCGGCTGCCGTCATCAGAATGAACATCTTCCTGCTCAAAGTCTTCAACAAAGGAAGAGCCGTCCTCTATTGGAAACGTCCACTTCGGGGCATCGGGGTCTGCATAACACATCAACTCAATGAACTGATTTTTGTAATTCTTATTTACAACCGAATTGACGTTGCATATCGTGCCATCTTCCAGAACTACCCGCATCCTTATTCCTGGCATATTGACAATACCCATAAAGTAGGTCGTTATCCTATGCGTCCAGGGTTCAGTGATGATCTGGTTGTAATTTACCCGCCTCGACATATCAAAAGGCTCGACGAGCGCCATGAACTCAAGCTCATCTTCCCAGCCGGTTAAAACCGTTCCACCCGCCCCGTCTGTTGCCGTGCTAATGGTCTGCAATAACAACCTTCTATTGAAATCTCCTGGGTTCACGCTATAGAATTTAATGTATGGTTCATAATCCAACGCCTCACGCTTGCCGGATAGTCGTTCGATGTGCCTCTGTTCATAAAGAAAAATGCCACCAGTTCAAGAATGGCCTGCTTCATCCCCTCCTGCTCTATGCCGCCAGCCGTATATTCAACGGACAGCATCCCATCGCCTTTGTGAACGATAAGGCTGTTGCTTACAAGTGCCGTAGCAAGGATGTCAGTAGTCCACGTACCTTTGGTAAGCGTAAGGCTCGATACATCCGTAACTGGGCCGTATGGTAAACGGAACTTGTCACAATACCCGTCGTTGGTAAGGGTTATTTTCTGCTCTATGAGGCTATGATTCGTAGCTTGCTCTAATATCTGCCTGCACTGGGTTATTAACCCATCGATAACGTCATCATCGGTATCGTAAAGCACCCGCAGATATTCTTTGGCCTCATCCAGCGTAACCGGCTCCTCTCCTGTTATGGCTCGTGTTATCTGCAACATCGCTATTCGTCTTTAGTTTCGTAGGCAGCTTTCAATTCTTTGGTTTTCTTCTTTGCCCTAGTTTTGGCCTTTGGCTTGACCTCGATGACTTCCTGCACCTTTTCTTCCTTGACTGCATGTTTGGGCTGCTCTACATAGCCATATTTTTTCAGCCTTGCCACCATATTATCGGGCAGGTCGTGAACTCCTGGCTTTAACGTCTTGAATGCTTTTATCAATCTTACTTTCATCGCTGTTTGTTTTTTAGTTTAAGAATACCCCGGCAGCAGGCCACACGAATAACCCGCTGGCCGGGGTTGGGGAGGACAACACCTATTTCTGGAACACTGCGATTCCGTCAGGAAGTACTGGCACGTACCCAACACGCTTGTAGGCACGAAGGGCGATCATATCATGCTCGGCCAAATTCACCTTAGCACCGTTGTTGTCGGTAAGACTGGCCTCGGTAAGGATTTTTGTTCTGATGCCCATTTTCTCACCGTACACGCAGGTCTTTTGAAGGTTCGCAAAGAAAGCAAACACCTCGTCTGCATTGGCTCCTGAATAAGCTGGCAGGGCATCTGTCAGCTCTACCGGGTAACCCCACAAAGTCCAGGGCTGGCCGGCGACCGTAGGCTGCTGAACCACAAATACACCCTCACCATCTCCTG